ATACGATAGAGGCGTTTCAAGATGCAGGCATGACGCTTTATAACGAGGCGGTGCTGGTTACGGCTGTTGGCTCGTTGCCTATTCGCGTGAGCAAGCAGTTCGGCGGTTATCGTAAGTTAGGCAAAACCCATCAAAACGTGTTGGTATTTTACAAGGGCGACCCGAAGGCAATAAAAGCATGGGGTGACGTTGAGTGCGGCGATATAGAGACGGAATTATTAGGCAGTTAGGCACATTAAAAGACATGAAAGAAAAGTACACGACAGCACAAATGATTGAAGCATTGCGAGAGAAGCACGGCAACTTATCGGCTGCCGCGCGGTCGAGATTAGTCCGGCGTATGTGGCTGTGGCAATCCAACGGTGGGTGGATGTGACGGGTGGAGTGCCGGAGTTGATTGGCGAAGATTGACGAATGGGTAAAGAACTTTACACGGCAAAGCAATTCATTGATGCAATACCAGGAACAGGCGGTATTGTTTCAACTATTGCCGACCGTGTTGGTTGCAAATGGCATACTGCGAAAAAGTACATCGAGAAGTATCCAACGGTCAAAGATGTGTACAACGAAGAGATTGAGCGCGTTATTGACTTGGCAGAAGGCGTTCTAATCCAGAACATCCAGATTGCCGCAAAGCAAGCGAAGGCAGGGCGTGCCGTTGACACCGCCGATGTCAAGTGGTTTCTATCCCGCAAGGCGAAAACTCGCGGCTACGTTGAGCGGCAGGAAGTGACGGGGGCGGACGGGGGCGCGGTCACGGTCAGGTGGGATGATGAAAACAACGATTGACGCGCAACCGCATCCAGGGCAACTCGAAGTCCATAACAGCGATGCACGTTTCAAAGTGCTATCGGCTGGACGGCGATGGGGCAAGACGCGGCTGGGGGTCAACGAGTGTTTGGACGCGGCGAGCAAAGGCGGACGGGCTTGGTGGGTAAGTCCAAGTTACAAGACGAGCGAGGTTGGTTGGCGACCATTGCGGCAAATTGCCCGCAAAATCCCGAATGCAGAGGTCAGGCTGGCAGATAGGATGGTCACGCTTCCAGGCGGCGGTTTTGTGGCGGTTAGATCAGCTGACAATCCCGACTCGTTGCGCGGTGAAGGGCTGGATTATGTCGTTATGGACGAGTGCGCGTTTATGCAAAAAGAGGCGTGGACGGAGGCTATCAGACCGGCGCTATCAGACAGGTTAGGCAAGGCGTTATTTATCAGTACTCCGAAAGGGCGCAACTGGTTTTGGGAAAACTATCAACGGGGCGTGAGGGAAGAAGAAGGTTGGCAATCGTGGACATTCCCGACTTCATCGAATCCGTACATTTCGGCAAGCGAAGTGGAAGCGGCACGGCGTGACTTGCCGGAACTTATCTTCAGACAGGAATATCTGGCGGAGTTCGTGGATGACCAGGGCGGCGTGTTCCGGCGCGTGCAGGAAGCGGCTGTTCTGGACCCGCAAGAGCCGCAAGCAGGAAGGCAATACGTGGCCGGCGTGGACGTGGCTTCGAGTATTGACTTCACCGTTGTTAGCGTGCTGGATGCCGAATCAAAAGAGATGGTCTACATGGACCGCTTCAACCGCGTGGATTATCCGGTGCTGATTGATCGGCTGGAAAGTGTCTACCACCGCTATCACCTGACTTCGATGGTGGTTGAGGCTAACTCGATTGGACGGCCGGTTATTGACGAGCTGGTTACACGAGGCTTGAATATTGTGCCATTTACAACGACTTCAGCAACAAAGCAGGCAATTATTCAAAGCCTGCAATCAGCCTTCGAAAATGGGCAGATTTTGGTCTTAGACGAGCCTGTGCTGGTGGGTGAACTGCTGTCATTTGAGAGCAAGCGCAATGCAAGCGGGTCATTCAGTTACAGCGCGCCTGGTGGAATGCACGACGACTGTGTGATGAGTTTGGCTATTGCGTGGAGTGGAATGCAGGAACGCGTGCAAGTTATCAAGAATCCCTTTTATGAGTATTAGAGCGAGGCGTTATGGGTATAATGGATAATTTCAGAAACTGGTTGCTCGAGCCGCTGTTAGGGCGTGAGGCTGTACAAAGAGCGACTGTAGCCAGCGTGAGCCGCAATTACCGGCGCGGGCAGCACAAAGCACCGATCAAGACCGCCGATGATGCTATCGTTGTGAATTTCATTGGCTTACTGGTAGACCGCTCGGTTGCGATGCTGTTTGGCAAAGAGCCGCAATTCGATCTTCCTGGTGAATCAGACGCGCCGGTGCAACAATACATTGACGAGGTTTGGAATGCTAACCGCAAGATGCAACTGCTGAAACGCGCGGCGGTCTATGGGGCTGAAACTGGTACATGCTATGTCAAGATACTACCAGATGGCGCGGTGAATAGAGACGGCAAACTCGTTCCGCGATTGGTTGTGTTAGACCCTTCAACCGTCACGATGGACGCGCTGCCGGAAGACATTGACACCATCATCCGCTATACCATCGCTTACACGATCACCGACCCTGTGACTGGCAAGGATAAGACCATCAAACAGGTCACGGAGCACGACGTTGAAACCGGCTATTGGACTATCACCGACTCTGTGAGCGTGAACGGCGCACGGTGGGAGGTCACGAATCAGCAGGTGTGGGAGTACGACTTTGCGCCGATTGTGCACTGGCACAACTTGCCGGACGTGGGGAGCGTGTATGGCAGACCGGACATAACCGCCGACCTGATTGACCTGCAGGACAAGATCAACTTCGTTTCCAGTAACACCGCGAAGATCATCAAGTATCACGCTTATCCGAAGACTTGGGCACGTGGGTTCCAGAACTCCGGCAAGATAGCGTGGGGCGTTGACGAGATGGTTACGACTTCCGACCCTAACGCGCTCATTCAGAACCTCGAAATGCAGAGCGACCTCAACTCGTCACTGAACTTCATCCGCTATTTGAGACAAGCGTTATTCGACGTGAGCAGAGCGGTTGACATTGAATCTATGGCGGACAAATTAGGCAATTTAACGAACTTTGGCTTGCGCGTGCTATATCAGGACGCACTGAGCAAACTGGAAGAGAAACGCGGGCTTTATGGTGAAGCGATAGTCGAGATCAACCACCGCTTGTTGGCGTTGGCAGGCGCGCCTGATACCGATGGCGGCAAAGTGGTTTGGGAAGAAGTTATGCCAGTGAACGAGGCTGAAGTAAGTCAAGCAATCCGAACGGACCTCGAATTAGGGCTCGTTTCTAAGCAGACGGCAAGCGGTTTGCGCGGCTATACGTGGGAAGACGAGGAAGCGCGTATTGCAGACGAGGCGCAAGCCAGCGACAACATCGGCGCTGCGTTACTCAGAGCGTTTGGGCAGGGGGAAGGATAACCATGCCAACAGCGACTGAACTTGCGATTGCGTTCAAGAAAGCCATTGATCGGCAGGACGCGGCGGCTCTCTCACGGCTCGTCAAGACGTACCGCGAATTGTACACGCGCTTATTGCCGAAGATGGACTCGCTGATTCTGGCAATGAGCAAACTGGATGAGCCGACCACCGGGCAGGTTCACAGGTTAGCGCAATACAAGTCGTTATTGAAGTCGGTTGAGGAAGAACTGGCTAAGTATCAGGCGTATGTCGAGATTGAGATCCGTGCTGAAACAAGAGCGGCTGCGGAACTGGCACTCAAGCAGACGAACGCGTACCTTGCCAACTTCGGATTAGAGATGCCGCAAACAATCTCAACCGGCGCGGTGATCAATATGCTGGGTTACTTGCAGGAAGATTCGCCGTTATGGAAACGGTTGAGTATGTTCAGCTCAGAGCACACGTCAAGGCTTGCAGACGCGCTGACAGAAGGGGTTGCGTTTGGTTACAACCCTACCAAAGTCGCCAAGACATTTGAGCGCATTATGGGCGGTGGATTGACGGACGCAATGCGGATGACACGAACCTCGATGATGTACGCACACCGTGAGGCAAGCAGGGCGCAATTCATCGCAAACGAAGACGTGGTGGACGGCTGGACGTGGTGGAGTTCGAAAGACGCGTCAACCTGTATGGCTTGTCTTGCAAACCACGGCAAGGTTTATCCAAACACAGAACGCTTGAACGGACATTACAACTGCCGGTGTGTTGCAATCCCACACGTCAAGATCTGGAGCGAGCCAGAGCAGACCGGCGAAGAATGGTTCTCGACGCTATCAGAGGCACAACAAAAAGAGATGATGGGGGCGCAAACGTGGGATGCCTGGAAGGGCGGCGCGTTCAAGTTTGACGAGTTTTCAGGACATAGGCACGATGACGTTTACGGCGACATGTTATCACGCACGCCGTTATGGGAATTATTAGGCGCAGAGCCGCCAATTCGTAATAAATGAGCCGCGAGAGCGGAATTAATCGGAGGTAATCAAGATGACTAACGAAGACCCTAAAA